ACTCCAAGGACAGCGGAGAGAAGATGGCGCGCCTCATCGATGAAGGACCGCACGCGCTATCCAAGTACAACATGGTGCCAGTCGAGCGGCTGGTGATCCCGGAAGAGCTCTACCTGGGCAACCGGGTCTACCTTTCGGCGAAAGCGCACTGCAAACGCGAGAACGAGCTCGAATGGGCGCTGACTGTCGCCTGCCTGGCCATGTTGGTGATTTACACCGACAAGGACATGGCGGGGCCGGTGACGCTGAGCGAGGTTGGCAGCCTGGTGCTCAACCCCGGCGACAAGGCCGGCTACCTGGAGCCGACTGGAACGACGTTCGAACTCCAGGCCAAGCGCATTTCGTCACTGCGAGAGGAGATCTACCGGGCCTGCTACCTGATGGCGCAGGGCCGCGACTCCACCGCAACGGCGTCTGCGCTGAGCGGAACATCCAAGGAGATCGACCTCCGGCCCGCCATGGAAGCGCTGGAGGGGTTCGGGGACATCCTGCGATCTTCCATCGAGCGCGTCATCAACATGGTGGTGCGGGCGCGCGGCGATGAACTGGTCGCCAGCGTGCGCGGATTCAACTTCGCGCCGGACATCTCCATGGATGAGGTGGTCGTCGCCGAGGGCGTGCTTGGGATGGACATCCCGAGCGAAACCCTGCGCCGGGCCATGCAGAAGCGGATCGCGGCGCGCGCCATGCGCGACGAGGACCCGGAGACCGTTCGCCAGGCCATGGCTGAAATCGACGCGGCGCCGACGCCGGATGAGAAGGAAGCGCAGCGCCAGGCCGCTCGCCTGGAGCTGTTCGCCGCTTCAGCCGAGCGCCGTACGGCGACAACAGAGGAGCGCACGGGAGCAGAGGCCACCACATGAGGAGCTTCAACCAAGTCCAGCTTCTGGGAAACCTCGGCCGGGATGCAGAATCCCGCTTCACGCAGGGCGGTACGCAGTTCGCCCGCTTCTCCATCGCCACGTCGCGCTCCTGGAAAGACAAGGCCACCGGCGAGCGCAAAGAGGCGGTGGACTGGCACAACGTCGTCCTGTGGAAGTGCGAGGGGCTCGTCCCCTACTTGCTCAAAGGAACGGCGGTCTTCGTGCAGGGGCGCCTCCAGACGCGCTCCTGGGAAGACCAGGACGGTCAGCAACGCCAAATCACTGAGATTGTTGCCGACCAGGTGATTCTGGTCGGTTCGCCGAAGCACGCCGGAAGCCGCGACGATGCGCCAGTGAGCGCGCCGCGCGGATATCAGGCCGGCCCTGAGCCGGCTTTCGGGTCTGGCCCGGACGACGGCGACGTTCCCTTCTAAGTCTTCCGCCGCGATCGTCTAGCAGGAAGGACGCTCTCGCCTCCAGTGAAATGAGGGTTCGAATCCCTCTCGCGGCACCCCATAACCCACAACGACAAGAGGCCCGGTTCCACACCGCTGGATGTGTGGGCTGGGCCTCGCTTTTAGAGGACCCCATGATTCGTTTCTGTCTGAAATCGCCGCTCCGGGACGTCGTTCCGGGCGAAGGCGGCACTGAAGGCGGCGGAAGCGCGGCGGCAGCGGCCGGCGCGGGCACCGCCGCGACATCAACCGAGGGCGCCGGCGCGGCGGCGGGCGCCGCCAGCGCTCCGCTGACCACCGATCAACTCAATCAGATTCTGGCCGCCAACAACCAGGCGTTGGCGGCCCAGTTCACCACGGCGCTCACCGCAGCGCTCGAAGGGCTGAAGCCGGCCGCGCCTGCTAAGGCTGCCGCGACGGAAGAGGGCAAGGGCGCCAAGCCAGCCAAGCCCGCTACCGAGGGCGCGCAGGCCGCCACGTCGGCCACTGATGCCGCGACGAAAGCGGAAATGCTGGCGCTGAACGAGAAGATCGCCGCGCTCACCGCCGACAACGCACGCGCCAAGGCGGAAGCGGTTGAGGCTTCGATTGGGCGCGCCATCACCGAGCACTTGGCGACCTTCACATTCGCGAATAAGGACTCACAGGAAGTTGCCTTTGATCGCATTCGGCGCGCCGTGACGCGGCACGAGGACGGCACGCTCACCGCCGGTGGTCTGCCGCTCGGCGCCTTTGTGCAGAACACCATGGCCACACTCTCGGGCTTGCTGGCTCCGCGGGCGACTGGCGGCGCGGGCGCGGCAGGCGGCGCGGCCCGATCCGCAAAGACCCTCGGGCTCGAAGACATCAAGCCCGGAATGAGCAAAGAAGACTACCAAGCGCTGGCCAGCCAGGTCATCGCCCAGCTCCGCTAGGGCTCGCGTAAACCCCAATCAACCGGGACGAAAGTCTCGAATTCACCAGTAAATAGGAGACCAAAACAAAATGATTACCAGTGCGAATCTGGCTCAGGCGATCGTCAAACTGATCGCAACCCGCGTCCCGGCGGCCTTGCAGGGTGTCCTCGTGATGGGCAACCTGGTCAACCGCGATTTCGAGCCCGTTCTGGCCACGGTCGGTGATACGGTCAATGTGCCGCTGCCGCCGACCCTGGTCGCCAACAACATCGCGGAGGGCGGCTCGGTCACCGTGCAGAATGCCTCTCCGGGCAACGCGCAGGTGACGCTGAACAACCACCCGGAAGCGACGTTCGAGATCAGCGACATCGCACGCGTGCTCGCCAGCCCGGACTTGCTGTCGCTCTACATGAACCCGGCCATGATCGCCATCGCCGAGAGCATCGAGACGAGCCTCCTGAGCTTGTACCCGGTGTTCACCGCCAACGCCTTGCTCGGCGGTGCATCGACCATCGACGAAGCGCGCATCGACGGAGCGGAGACCGCGCTGTTCAATGCCAAGGTGCCGGTCACGGAACCGAAGTTCCTCGTCGTGTCCGGGGCCAGCTACGGCTCCATGCGCCAACTCTCGCGCTTCACCGAAATGCAGACCGCTGGCAACGGCCAGGCGTTGGCCACCGGCAACATCGGAACAATCAAGAGCTTCACCGTGATTCGTTCGCAGTTCGTGCAGTACGTCACGGACCGCTACAAGAACATGGCCTTCGCGCGGGACGCGATGGCGTTGGCCATGCGGCGCTTGCCGGCGGCCATCCCTGGCACCGGCGCGGTAACCGAGTACGCCGAGATCGGCGGATTCGGCCTGCGCATCACGATGAGCTACAACCCCACCACGCTGTCTCAGAAGTTCACGGTCGACTGCCTCTATGGCGTCTCCGCCCTCCGCAACACCTTCTGCCAGGTGGTCGAGAGCATCTAGGCAATCCCATTCAATCGCCCTGGGCGAGCACTGACCCGCTCGCCCAGAACAGAGAGAACCCCACATGAACCAGACGCAACGCTTCTGGGCGGACGTCCAGAAATACCGAGCCCAGCTCCCGACCGATCCCAAGGACGCGCCCATTCTCACATCGCTCGAAAACTCCGCAGTCGGGACCATCGCCGGACGCACGACGCGTGTCGGCCACGAGGCCGCCGCCCGCTGCCTCGCCGGAAAGACGCACCGCTTGGCCACAGAGGACGAGATCAAAGCGTTCCTCGAAGACCAGGCGCGGCGCGACGCCGAGGCCGGGCTGAACAAACTCAAAGCCGGCGAGCCGCTCATCGAACTGATCCGCGCCGCCGTCGCCGCTACCGCCGAAAAGCCCGCCCCTGTACCGGCTCCGCCCGCCAAGGCGAAGTAACCCTCAACCCTCTCAACCCTCTCAACCAGCCCACCAGAAGGAGAACTGAACCAGAATGGCAAAAATTCGTGTGATTGAAGCCGAGGCGACCAAAACGGCGGCCTATACGGCGTCCGTAGGCCTGGACATTTCCGCGCTGTCCGCCTCCGACTTCAACTTCATCAAGATCCGCGTGCGGAACTTGGCTCCCACCTCCGGGGCGGCGTCCAAAAACGCCATCCTCTCCGTCCAGCATGTCGCTGCGGCGGACTTCACCGCGCCCGTCATCGGGCCGACGTTCAACGTCGCCGGGAATCTCACCGGCGCGGCCGACCTCGTGATCTCCATCCCTGCTCGCGATTATCCGACGCTTCCGGTCGGCACCGCGCTCGGCAAGGTCCGCGTGGCGCTGACCACGCTGGACGCCTCGGCCACCATCACCTACATGGCATGGATGGAATAGGCCTTTCCCTTCGCCACTTGCAACTCAGCAACGGGCGGGGACTACGTGTGCCCCGCCCGCCTTTTTCGGAGGTCCCATGCGCAATTTGACAAACCACATCGTCCAGGGCGATTCATCGAACCACCAACTGGCCATCACGGTCATTGACGAGCCGGGCGCAGGGGGCGCCTGCCACCGCTACGACATCACCGGATTTGACACCAGCCGGAACGCATCGGCCATGGATGCGAAAGGGTATGCGGACCACTTCGGCCGCGCGGTGGTGCTCTTCCAGAACGGGCCCATCTCCGAGCGCGGCGTCAACGGGGTGACTCAGGAAGCGCTCCTCGCCATCGTCATCGACCGGCTACGCAGCTTTCAGGCGGGGCCGTTCGCATGTGACGACAACGCAAGGGCGCTGGAAGACTGCGAATCGGCGCTATTCCATCTCCAGCAGCGCACCCGCAAGCGGATCGCGCGCGGCGTTGAGGGAAAGACTCAAAAGTAAGCTCGACCGGACACGCCGCCTTTCTGAGGACCCATGCTTTTCACAGACTCGCTCTTCCCCGACACCGAGATTCTGGCCGCGCTCGACCCGCAGGCCCCGCGCGTGGCGCAGACCGCCGGAATTGTCCTCGACGGCCCCTACAGCGTCATCCAGGCTGCTTACGACGAGTGCGTAGCGAAGTTCATGGTGTCCGTCCAGTGCGGACGAGGCGGATACGCCGGGGCAGGGGCGTGCTCCGGCCATCTGGCGGCCGTGTTCGACACCGGCGGCGATACGCAGGGATTCCGCATCGGGCTGCGCCAGGTGGTCATGACTCCCACCGGAGCGATGAACATTTCGCCGCTGCAGAACTGGCTCGCGTACACCGCGCTGGCGATTCTCTATGAGCGCGCCGTCGACTCCAAGGGGTCGGCCGATACCTACGTAATCAAGGCCGGAACGAACCGCTCCCGCGCGGAGACTGCGTTCGCTGGGGCTAAAAGCATGGGTATCCCGGTCGTACAGGCGCCGCTGGAGCGGCCAGCCGCCGCAAAATCGGACGATCCAGGCGAGTGGGGCGCGGACGACATCTCGACTGCGGCTGGAAACATGGCCGCCGGAGACTGGGAAGTCGCCGTCACCTACGTTAACGGCTACGCCACCTCGAACAACGAATCAGCCCCCACCGATCGCGCGCTTGTAACGCTCGACGGGTCGCATGACCTCGTCGTCAGCATCGCGCGACTGCGACCGCCTACCGGAGGAAACGACATCCTTGGCCCGTCCATGGCGGCCACGCACTGGAACATCTACGCCGGCGCCTCGGGCGGTGTGCTGCGCCTGATGAATGCGAACCCTATCCCAATCGCGACGACATCGGCGAAGGCCACCGAGATCACGGGGCCGGTGCGTATGACGAGCGGCCAGAAGCCGGATACCTATTTCCATCTGTTCGAAGGAGTGCTGCGAGCATGACCGTGATTGGCCTGTTCCTGCTGGCGCTCATGGCGCTGATGATTGTGCTGTTCGCCAGGTGCATCTGGCCGAGGTAGTGAATGGCTTACGACCCGCTTGACGGAGTGCAGGACCGGATGGACTCGATCCTGAAGGCGTTCGAGGCAGGCGTCGGAAACGCCATCGAGCGCGCCAAGCTGGACGTGCTGGCCGACCTCAACGCGCGCCTTTCCGTTGAGGAAGGGAAGGTGGTGCAGACCGCCACCAATCTGCGTATCCTGCGCGGACTGGACACGATGTTCCTGTCGGCGCTCGACCGCGCCGGGTTCAACGCAGTCGTCGAGAACTTCACGGATTCGTTCGCCGGCCAACTCCCGCTCTTCCAGGATGTGCTGGCGTCGATCAACCGCACGCTCACCAATCCGTTGCCGCCATTGAACTGGTCCCGAACAGACCTGGCCGCATTCGGAGCCATGCAGGACGTTACCCAGTCGCAATTGGAAGGCGAATTGGAGACCGCGGCGGCGGCCGTGAAGCGCGATGCGCTGTTCAGCGTGAACGGCATGAGTGCGCGGGAGCTGAACTATGCCCTGGCGGCCGGGTTCGCCCGCTCGGCGCCGTCGCTGAACGCGCTGGCTGAGACGGCGCTTCCAACGTTCTACCGCACGGTCAGCGCGCGTGGATTCGACCGGATCGAGGAGACGCTGGCGCCCGGGTCCGTGCTGCTGTTCACCTATCATGGTCCGCTCGACAAGCTGAATCGGCCGTTCTGTCGGCGAACGATGGAGATGGCGCGCGCCGGGCGCACGTGGACCAAGACCCAGATTCTCAAGATGAACAACGGCGGCCGGCTGCCGGTCCTCACCTGCGCCGGCGGATTCCGCTGCCGCCACGTCTGGGCGCTCGCAGGAATTCGCAAATGAGGGCGCGCTGGTTCGACGTCCGCGTCAGCATCGCATTCGGCGTGCTGATGACGTTCTTCCGCCTCATCGAAATCGGCCTCGGGCTGCATGGGGCTCTGTGGATGCGAGTCGAAGCGGAGGAACCGGAATGGGGTGGGAATGGCAAGGCGACGTCGGAATAGAACAATACATCGCCGATCTTCCCGGTTTCGCTGAGCCGCTGAAGTCGGACCTACTCTACGCCGGCAAACGCCAGAAGACGCGCATCCTGGACCGCACAGCCAAGGGCCTAGACGTGAACGGCGCCGCGTTCGCGCCCTACAACACGACGCGGCCCTATTATTACTACCCCGGAAACAAAGGGTCGCGCGCGTCGATAGCGTTCCTCAAAAACAAGTCGGCCGGCTACGGGATGGGCGTCAAGGAACTGCGCACCGTCCTGAAGCGCGAGGTTACCGCGCGGAATCGGTTCTTCAATAAGATCGGGCTGAAAAACGTCGAAGGCGTCCACAAGACGGCTGGCGCGGGGATCTACTACCCGTCCTATGCGGCGTTCAAGGCCAGTCTGGGGCGCGCCGGTGTGGACCTGACCGGGCCCAAGGCCCCGCACATGCTCCAGGCCATCCAGGTGCTGATCCGCGAGGGCGAAATCGTCATCGGGATCTACGGCGACGAGGCCGAGCGCGCCGAGAAACACAACTTCGGGCTGGACCATATGCCGAAGCGCGAGTTCTTCGCCGCCAATGACGCCGAGGTCTCCCTGATGACCGATGACGTTCTAGAAATGATCGTGCAACGCGAAGCGAAGAGGGCAAGCAAGTGACATCACCGAGCGGACTGTTTACCCAGGCCATCTACGAGCGCCTGGCTGACCCGGATCTGGGATTCACTCCCTGCCTGGAGGTCGCCGCAGAGGGTTCTGACCTCAATCTCGACTGGCTGGAGATCGACTGGGACGCACTCGGCGCGCAGGTGTTCTTCACGAGCGCCGCGCCGGCCGACATTGAGAGCTGCACGACGTTCAAGATGCCGATGGTGCGCATCAGCGCGCCGAGCACACCGAACGAAAACCGCGAGGCGGCCCACGTCTTCTCCGGCAGCGTGACGGCCACGGTCAGCATCCTGGTCCACTTCGAGATCAGCGATGCCTCGGCGCCGTTCGAGAAGTATCTGGACCTCTGTGAGGCGGCCTTGCTTTATGCCCTCAACCGCGACGAGGGCGCCGGATGGGCGGCGCCAGCCGCTTACAACAACGACATCAGTTTTCAGCGCGGACAGCCAGTCCGCGGAGATTCCAGCTGGCGCCAGGAGATCACCGCCACCCTCACGGCGGAAGTCGACCTGCTTTAACAAGGAGCTTACATGGGCGTGTATCGTTTCGTCGGCGTCGAGTGCAAAATCGGCGACGCCGAGTTGAAAACCATCGGGCAGAAGATCGAATTGCCCGACGAGCAGGCCACTGACCTGATCCGGCACCCGCGCGGCGCCGCGATCATCCCTGACGACGAATTCAGCGCCATCGGGTTCACCGACGCTGAATTGCAGCGCTACGGCCGCAAGGGATCGCAGGTCAATGCGCCGGCTGAGTTCAAGGACAAGATCGAACAGGCGCGGCAGGTCCTCGTGGATCTGCGCCAGCGCTACCAGGAGGAAATCGCCTAAATGCCCATCGGTATGACGAAAAACGAGCGGCTATACGCCGCTCTTGAGACCACCTATGGGACTGCCGCGACCCTGGCGGCGGCCGACTGCGTGCGTCACATCTCCTGCAAATTCTCGCCGATCGTGGCGAAGCTCGTCCGCGAGGATAAGACGGGAGCCCGCTCCAAGACCGCTGGCGACGTCGGGCGGAAGTCGGCCACCTGGGAAAGTTCGCACTCGCTGGTTACGTCCGGCGTGGCCGGAACGCTGGCGGACCTCGATCCGTTCTTCGTGTGCCTGATGGGGACCGCGGGCGTCGTAAAGACGGGCACCTCGACCATCACGGCCGCCACCAACGTTTCGCCCATCGTCATCACGGCGGCAAGTCACGGCCTGGCCACCGGGGACATGGTCAACATCACCGGCGTGCTGGGCAACACGGCCGCCAACGGCGCCTGGTTCGTCACGGTCACCGACGCGAACACGTTCTCGCTGATTGGCTCCACGGGGAACGGCGCCTGGACCAGCGGCGGAACGATCAACAAAGCCGCGGTCAAATACGCGCTGTCCGATGTCATCAGAAGTATGACCATCGGGCACTTCATCACGCCTGCCTCGCTGGAGCAGCAACTTGCCATCGGGTCGGTTGTCAAGACCGGGAAGTTCACGCTCGGCCAGGACGTTGCCAAGGTTGACTGGACCGGTGAATCGAAGTGGATCACGTCCAGCCTCTACTTCTCCGACTCGAATGCGGACGCCGAGATGAAGGCCGGCCTGTCCGCGTTCCCCACTGAGCCGGCGTCGCCGGTCACATCCGGTGGGCTGATCCCCGGATACAAGGGAAAGGCCATCCTGGGCGGATCGCTGTTCACGAAAGTGACCAGCACGACGATCAACTTCACCACCGGGAACGAGATCCCGCACGACTATTTCGGCACCGATTACGGCCAGGACCCCGAAGGCGACGTGCGCTCCATCACGGTGGATGCGTCGATCACCGCAGAGGACACCGCCGCCCAGGCGCTGCTCTACAAGTACGCGCTGGAGGGGACGCCGATCGATGTAGCCATGCAGCTCGGGATCGTCCCCGGTTCCATTGTCGGGATCTACTGCAAGGGCGTCCAGTTGCCCGTGCCGGAACTCGACAGCACCGGAAAGCGCTTCATTCGCAACTTCAGCGGAGCCGAAGCGCACGGTTCGTCAGCCAGTTCGCTGGACGACATCACCATCTGGATGTTGTAACCCCAGCGCCAAAGTGCCGCGAGTCGCCCTCGCGGTGAAGTGCGGGGCCGCCTTTTCTCCTTTCCACGGGCCCCGCACGCGAAAGGACACCATGATCAATTACAGCAGCACGAGAACCGTGCAATCCCGCCTCCCCGACTTCGAGGGGGTGTCTTTCACTATCCGCCGCATCAGCGACGGATTACGCAACCAATACCGGCTCGAAACCGCAGGCGCCCTGCGCGAGCAAGCCGACCTGATCGAGCAGCGCGAGGATCTAGTCGACGCCATCCGCGAGCGGATGGGGATGGACGAGAAGGCGTTCAGCGAAGTCCGCATGGATCAACTGCCGCGCTCCGATCGGAGAACCCTGCGCGAGGTCGGGACCAAGATCGACCAGTTGAACTCCGAAGCGATCTACCCCGCGATGATCGAAGTCGGGCTCGTGTCCGTTGACGGGCTCACCATCGACGGGCAGCCGGTTGACGTCGACTCGCTGCACCGGGTCGGGCCGGAATCGCTGGTCGCCGAAATCCTGTTCGAGATCCGCAAGGAGTTCGGCTTGGCGGTGGAGGCGCAGGAAAATTTAGGATCGCCTACCACTTCTGGCGCAGCGGAGGGTGGGAAAGCGACCGATACCGCTGCCGTAACTGCATAGCCGAGACGCTGCATTCCGAGAGGAACTGCCGCAAGCGGTTCCCCGAGGCCGTGGACCCGAAGCGAGAGGCCTGCTGGATCGCTCAGCACCGGACGGAAAAGGGGACGTCGTTCGACATCGAAGGCGTCTCCTCGGCCGAATGCCCGGTGTCGTTGGTCACTCCGGAATCCATGGAGTACCTGATGCTCTGGATCAAGTGCAAACGGCTCCACGAAGGCATCGGAGGAACGCCGCTGGGGCCGAACCTGGGGGACACGCCGGCCGCCACGGTCGATGCCATGAACCTGCTCGAAGTGGAGAATTCACGATACGAGCAGGCCCGCATGGAGACCGACAAGCGGGATGGTTAGCGAAAAGCGAACCAGATGGCGAAAGACAGGACGGCGACCAGGAACAATATCCCATTCAACCCT